GTGCAAAGGCCCGGTCACATCACCCCTACCATGCCCCCACCCGACCCAAAATTCGCTCCCGGCCTCCAAAACCCCCTTAACTGCAATTTTATCAATGTTATCAATTACTTAACTTAAGGGGGGGGGGTGGGGGAGGATTTTTCCGCCTTTTTATTATCCAATGTTTTCAATAGGGTTAAAGAGGGGTGGCAACCCCCTACCTAGGCTTTTTTAAGCCCCCCCCCCCCCTGTTTTATTCAACCTAGATACCGGAGCCATTGCTTCATGCCAGTCGCTTGAATCATTACGATTTCCTCGTCTTCAATCATGCCTTTCAACTCTTCGTCTATAATCCGAGCAGACATCTTGGTGTTATCTTTGAGCTTCCTTTTCAGCCTGCCAAAGGTTATTTGAATATCATCATCTAGACCTCTGCGAATGCCTGTTCCAAAACTATTATAAAATTTACTATCGGCTTCGGCCTTTGGATAATACTTCTTAACAGCTCCCCGTACTTTGCTGGAGGGCGTATCGCCAATCTCGTCCTCAACCATGTTCTCCATCTTGCTGGTCACCAGATGTAGGCTGCGCTTCACGAGCATGGTTGACCACGTCACGCATTCGGCGTCGATCGTTAATCCTCCCTTAGCCAGTGCTGCAACGGTGGCCAGACGGTTGACCGCCTCAGTGGCGCGGGCGTAGATTGCCGTTTCAGTCGAACCCCGGCGAATATCATTGGTAATGGAATCACAGAAGCGAGTCATCTCGTCCATAGCTAGCATGGCCTCCGGGGTATATCGAATCAGGTGAAAGCCTTGCATCTGACCTTGCCAGACATCCGGATGGGGCTGCCCGGGTACTGGTGGTATTGTCTCAACCATCCAGTTAAGGATTTGCGCCAACTCCGCCGGGTAGGACACCTCGGCGTCAGCCTCCATGTTAGTATTCGTCAGGGGAAGGGGGATAAAGAGGTTGCGTCCGAGCCAGCCTGATTCACTGTCGCTTGCCTCGATCGACGAGAATAGCTTTTTGGGTGTGGAAGACATTAGGGCCGAGACAGATGGGTGTGCGACAGACTTGGCCTCCTTCTCATCTGACTTGGTATGCGTAATTTCGATGCCGTGCTCGAATGCCGTATAGGCCTCGGTTACGCCTGATATCAAACTCTCGAAGTTGCCATTTCCTTTACCAGCTTTACGGTCAGCGCCGCCTTCCTGCTGAATCATCATTACGTCACTATTATGGTGCATCAGGTAATCGGTCAGAGATTGGCCCGAGGCAAAAGTCTTGGTGCGATACGCTTTGATACGGCTTCTATCAACAAGGCCCATCAAGTCGTAGAAGATACTATTGCCGTCGCCTTTACCAGTTCCTGAATCTCCGACTTGAAACATCATGAGTGCGCTGGGCGTATGGTGCTGGCGAAAGCGGCTGACGAATTTACCTTGCCCTAAATGGCTCACAGCCATGGTCGCGCCTACCATAAGGGGGATGAGGGTGAAACGCGCTGTCTTGGGGGCGCGAGCTCTGACGGCCATACCGATTGCACCCGGGGCATGCCATGCTAACCATTCAAGCTCCGAGGGTTTGAATTCGAATGGTACCTCCCTAGTCCAATCACCTCCCCACTTATGTAGCTCGGCTGCACTAGCTGCATCGGCCAGTGCTCGAGCCTGCTTTATTTCGTGCTCGCGGTCGGCCTCGGCTTGCGCGCGGTGCTTTGCCTGCTGCGCAAGGATCGCTTGCACTATGTCGTATCCATTTCCGGGCTTGCGTTGTGGGGATGGATATATGTCCCAGAACTCCCCGGTGTCAGGGTCAGTATAATTGACCAGCACACCCGAGGAGGCATCACCGTAGATCGCTGCCTTGATAGCTTTGACCGCGTTTTCAAAGTTGCCGCCGTATTCGAAATGAGTGTATAGGTCGAAGGCGTCGCCGTAGCGGCTGCCGTTGACTGTCGCTTTACCAAGTCCTGCCTCGGCGTCACTATGACTCAGGCTGATCCAATGATCGCCTCGATCTTGGAAACCGAAGCCGCCACTAGTACTATACGGGGAGCTCCAGTGGGTCGAGCCGCCTTTTTGCGTGAAGTTGTATTTCTTGAGCAGGTCGGCAATTTGGTGCTTGCCTGCGTACTGACTAATAAAGGGTCCAGACTTACCGGTACCTTGGCTCTGCTGAATCTGACTGCGTAAAGCATTGTACTCCGTAGCCCGTTTCGTCAGCTGTGGGTGGGTCGAGGAATCAAAGCAAGCGCCGTCTTCGACGTACCACTCGTAATGCTCGCCTCTGTTTGGTAAATAGATCAGTTGTCCCGCTCGGGCTAAGGTCCGATCCAGTGTTAGTTCAAAATGTTCGAGGCCATCAAAAAAAGCGTCTGCGTAGTCTGAATACCAACTGCCCGGAATTGCTAGGGATAGTGGAACGAGAGTGCGCCACTTCTTATTCTCAAGTGTGGACCCGCGGCTGGCATAAACGAGGAATGCAATGCCAGACCCTAGAACTTGTTTAGTGGCGTGGATAACCTGTTCACGCGTCGGGTTACCCTGATCAATATCGGCGGCCAGCCAATAGTACGAGCCGCGGGTACGCTGCGCCTCGTGGGAGCGCGCATCTTCCTGATGATAGTTTGACGGAATGATCCATTGGGCATTCTCTTTGGCCACCGAGGGTGGCGCAGCCAACATATCGTAAACCTGCTGGATGGTAATCGTCGGGTACGGGTGCCCGGCATTCGAATGGGGGTTTTGTCTGCCATCATTTAGAATGAAGGCATGGGTGTCGGTTCCACCATAACCGGTGCAGCAACTACTCATAGTTGGAGTTTCTGGTTGTCATTTGATTTCACTGCTCCTATAATGCTGCCGATAATTTTATGGGTTGACCCTAATTAGAGGGTACCTTATATTAAGGGCATTGCTTGCTTCCTTAGAGCCTCGCTGGGATTGCTCCCCCGGCGGGGCTTTTTCTTACTCAAGGCCCATTATAGGGGCAGCTCGGGTAAAAACACAAGGCCCCATATTTATGGGAGTTATCTTGTTACTTCCCTAAATATAGGAAAGCGGTTGTGGCCCTCAAATTTATACTTGCATTCTGGGATGGAGCCTTTATAAAGGGGTATCGCCGGGGGAGACGAGGCATGGGGCTTTTTATCCTTTCACACAAAGGTCACTCTCTCGGCGACCAAAGCAAACAAGGAATCAAACTATGGCTGAAAAAGACCCATTTATTGAATATGTTGACAAGTGGGACGCCCTTGTAGAGCGCCGGGTGAAACTGGCCGCAGACAAGAAAGCTCTCACGGCGACTATCGACGCCGAGCTATCAACCCTTACCGCTGAGGAAATGACCATGCGCAAGGGGCTGGCCGAGTCGGTCAAAACGGCTTTGGGCGATAAAGCAAAAGAGGGGGTTAACCACTATACCCTTGTCGACGGCCGCAAGTTGAAACTGACTATGAAAACCGACCGGGCAATCGACGAGAAACAAATCACCTACGCTCGCGAAGAGTTTGGTAGGGTCAATGACCTGAGTGGTACGACCTTCGACGCCTTGTTGCGCGTCAAGTACGAGCTGGCCAAGGCCGAATGGAATAAGCTCAACGCCGCCGAGAAGCTAGCGGTTAGTCATATGGTCACAACAAAAGACGCCGCTCCGGTAATCGAGTTCAACTGATGTTTATTAAAGTCACCAGCACCCAACGCAGCGGTCAGCGCGTTGGTCATGTTATTGCGGTCGAAGACATTGCCAGTCTCGCCAGCAATAACCGCGACGGGGCAATCATATCACTAAAGAGTAGCGAATACCAAATCTGGACAGACCAGCCGTTTGCAGTAGTTGAAAAGCTTCTCCAGACCGCTGGCGCGTTCATAACCGAAAGCAAGGAAGAAAAGTAAAATGGATAAGAAGACGTGAGCGGCATGCATAAAAGGTTCATAGATATCACCGGAAACAGTGCGCAAGAGAACGAGTACCTGATCGGGCGCTCGTTCCTCCACACCCGCCGAGGGATCAGATACGTAGCTATCGGGTTCGCGTGGATAGGTGACCTCGACATGTGGGGTGTAATGCACCACGCTGCTAACCCCGAGAAAGACGGTGATACAGTATTCGTCCGTAGTGTCGCAAATTTCAAAGGAAAACACCTCGACGGTGTACCGCGGTTTTCCGAAGCCCTAAAAGAAGTTTCTTACTAGGTCGAACAGAAACAAAACAAGGAACCAAGAAAATGAGTGATTCGAAAAAGTCTGCGTTGTTGGCGCGGGTAAGAGAAAGAGATCTTTACAGTGATCATGGGCGTCCTGACCTTTGGTTGAAAGAACTCATGCAAGACGCTCGCCAGCTCCCAATGATCGACACAATTGAGGTTTATGAGGAGGCCCTGAAAAGGTATGACGTTTAGTCAAGGGAGTGGTAATTTCGGGCCACGAAGTGTTATCGCTGTCGGAACTAGATTTGGTCGTTTGACCGTTGTAGATAACCTCGTGCGCAAGGCAAAAGGCACTAGCTCTGCATGGGGTTGTCTTTTGTCCTGCGAGTGCGGTGGCACCCGTTTTGAATTTAATGGGGTTCTTAATAGTTCCAAGTTCAAAAGGACGGCGGCAGTTTGCAGCGTTTCCTGCCCTCTTCATAAACCTAACTTTAGAGGAGGGTTCACGGGGGAGGGTAACCATCCCGGTTGGTATCGTTCCTATAATACGATGAAGCAGCGTTGTCTAATTAGAAACAGCACATCTTTTCACCATTACGGCGGGCGCGGGATAACGATTTGCGCCCGCTGGCTAAAAGACCCCTTGTCCTTCTACGCGGATATGGGGGACCGTCCGGAAGGGACTTCCCTTGATCGAATTGAGGTCAATGGAAACTACGAGCCCGGTAACTGTCGATGGGCAGATGCCACAACCCAAGCGCAAAACAAAAGGAACTCTCGGGTATGAGTTTGAACTTCACCACAACTGATAAGGCTAGTAACGCCCACGGGGTTAAATGCCTCGTGTACGGCGGGGCCGGTTCCGGGAAGACTACCCTATGCGGCACGGCTCCTTCCCCCCTGATAATCAGCGCGGAAGCAGGCCTACTTTCTCTGCGCAGCAAAGCGATACCAGTTATCACTATTGTTAATGACAAGGACCTAGAAGAGGCATTGAATTGGTGTCGAACCGACGCTATCAAAAATGGAATCAAAACGGTCTGTCTGGACTCTATTTCGGAAATCGTCGAGCAGATACTAAAGACAGAAAAATCTAAGACGAAAGACCCACGCGCGGCGTATGGCGAAATGGCAACTCGCGCACTTCAAATCGTGAAAGACTTCCGCGACCTTTCTGGGCTCCATGTACTGATTACCGCCAAACAAGTCGTGGCCACCGATCCGATCACTGGGGTCGCGAAAGCTATTCCTACAGCACCCGGTCAGCAGGTCGGACCCGCCCTCCCCTATCTGTTTGATCTTGTTATGCATGCATATACGGACAAGGCCCCAGACGGGACCACCTACCACGCGCTGAGAACGCACGCGGCCTTTAACGCCGAGGCGAAAGATCGCAGCGGGGCACTCGACGAAATTGAGTGGCCCGATCTCTCAAACATTATCACAAAGGTACAAGCCGTACCTCAACCTGCGCAATAAAACAAGCGCAACAGCAAGGAGTATCCCTGTGGTACAAATTAATTTTAACGCCAGACAGTTCGATCCCAGCACCGGAAGCCAAGACGTCTTTGAAACTGGTGAATACGGTTTCATGATCGTTTCATCTGAGGTCAAACCGACGAAGGCCGGCGGTACTATGCTTGTCATGGACGCCAAGTGCGGCGACGAGGGGCAGATGGGTAAAAAGATCACCATCCGCTTGAATATCCAGAACTCCAACCCAACGGCGGTAGAGATTGCTCACCGCGATCTATCGGCGATCTGCCACGTGGTCGGTGTCCTCGATGTGAGCGATACCGACCAGCTCCACGGGCGACCATTTCGCATGCGGCTGGAAAAGACCCCGCGCGACGACAAACCAGAGTTGTTTAACAACGATATCAAGGCATACCTTGATGCGCAGGGCAATACCCCGGTCGCCGGGCAATCTGCGGCAGCCTCCGGAGGAGTGGCACCAGCAGCCCCTTCGGCCCCCGTAGCGCCAGCGCCGCCCGTAGCTGCCGCTACTGCTCCGGCCCCTGTGGCCCCAGTCGCTCCCGTTGCGGAAGCGCCCGCTGCGCCCGCCGTCGCTGAGGCGGCAGCCCCGGTTGCTCCCCCGGCGATTACTCCTCCAGCGCCAGTGGCACCCCCTGCAGCCGCCCCGGTCGCTCCTGTTGCTGCAGGTGCAACGCCCCCTTGGCAGCGGTAACAAAATAGTCAGGGCCGGTTAGCACTGGCCCTTTCTCCTCTAGGAAACAGAAGGTTAAACCATGTTTATGCTCGCCTACGTGATGGCCATTTTGGCTTTAAACCTCGGGTTCAGCTATGTCCCAATGATCGACCTCGGGTTCGGAATGTTCTCCCCGATGGCCATTCTCGCTGGAGCAGTATTCGTCCTACGCGACTACGCCCAACGAGAATACGGTCATTATGTAATGGTCGGCATGGTTGCCGGAGCAATCTTGACCTTCGCCCTCGCAGACCCGTATGTAGCTATGGCCTCCGTCATGGCCTTCGGTACATCGGAGGTCGCAGACTATGCTCTTTATACCTTTACTAAGAAACCGTTCAAAGACCGGGTTCTTATATCGTCGGTCGTCTCAACCCCAATAGATACGGCTGTCTTTCTCTTTATGATTGAAGGTCTGACGACCGGAACCTTTGTCTTGATGGTCCTAAGTAAGCTCATTGCTGCCTTGGTCATCTGGCTTTACTACGCCAGACGCAGTCCCAGTACGTCGGCCTAAATGCTATAAACAAGGGGTCTCGGCCTCTTGTTTACTTTTCTTGCCCTTTGTTCTCTTTTCTTGTTGCAGACCTTCGTCGCTCCGGTTATAACTATTATATAGACAGAAACAAGCAAGCAAGGAACAAAACAATGGTCTCTTTCAAAACAAAAGCAGAAGCAATCAAAGCCGCAGCCACCAGCACCGTCGAAGTTAAAGTTGTAGAGCTTTACACCGGTGTTTGGATCTTGGAAGAAGTTAATCCGGCCCCGGAGCCTTCCATGACCCGCGCCCGCGCAATGCGCCAGATTTGCCGTTAAGTCGAAACTCACAAGGAAACAAGCAAATGAAAATCGCAGACAAAATTCGCAAGATTCTCGCTGTGGCTGATAGCACCACCAATCCAGATGAGGCCGACACCTTCATGGCTAAGGCGCAGTCGATGCTTGAGGCCCACGGCCTTAGCCTTCTGGACCTCGGTCGTCTTGATTCTGAAGACCCTATGGGCACCGACCGCGATGCGACAAAAAACTTTGTTGCGGAAAGCTGGTTGAAAATTGTTAGCGCGTGCCTCGCAAGATACTACGGGGCGGAGCGCGTTACAAGCCAGTACAAGAATACGATCAACCATGCCGTAATTGGGCGGGAAAGCGCGCGTATTACGTACCAACTAATGCAGCCTTTTGTGGCGCGGCAAGTTCGTCAACTCGCGCGCGGGGCATTCAAAGCCGGCGAGTTCAGAAGCGAGAGCCGCGCTAAGACAGCGATCGGGAATGCTCTGGCCCTTCGTATTGATCGCTTGGCGAGCGAGCAGGAAGACCGTCGTAAAGAAGACCTTCCCGGTAAAGGTCTGAATGCCTTAGTTCCAGTCGACCTAATTCGGCTTGAAATGGAAGCGCAGTTCCCGAATCTAAGTAATAGTGGTAAAGCAAGAATGGTTTCAACCACGGCGGCCAGCCGCGCCGCAGCCGCCAAGGTTAGTCTGAACCGCCAGACCGGGGCACCAGTTGGGACTAAAAGACTTGTCGGGTAGTCCAAGAAAGGGCCAAAAATGTCTTCAGATATTGTAACAGCAATTGACCGCGCAGTTCGTCAGGACGCCAAGGGCGGCGAACCGCGGCGCAGTCATCTGGGGGCCAGTGCCATTGGCAACCGCTGCGCTCGGCAGGCTTGGTACGGCTTTCGATGGGTCTACCAAGAACAGCACACTGGGCGCATCTTGCGGCTATTTAATAGGGGCCACGAGGAAGAAGATCGTTTTAACCGCTGGCTGCGGATGGCCGGGGTAGAGGTGCAGGACTACGCACAGCGGTTAGTCAACCGTTGGGATTTCCCTGATACGAACGATCCTGAATACATGTGTATTGATTGGGATGCTGAAATTCCAGAATGCTATGAAGACGTGTCCGACAACGCCCACCATATCGCCCTTGCAAAACAACAAGGAGATGGACCGAAACAGTGGGGGTTTGTCGACCACGACGGACACTTCGCCGGATCGAGTGACGGTCGTATACGAGATACAGAAGGCCAGCTCGGGCTACCGGAAGGCTGGGGCGGAGTAGAATATAAAACCCACGGCGACAAGTCTTTCAAGCAGCTCACCGCAAAAGGGGTACTGACCAGCAAGCCTGTCCACTATGTGCAGATGCAAATCTACATGCACTACATGGAGCTGCCTTGGTGTCTCTACGTCGCTGTCAATAAGAACGACGATACCTTGTATTGCGAATTGATTCATTATCGCGAAGAGATCGCGATGCCTTATATTGCCTCTGCTTGGAAGATCATCCAAGCCAAGGATGCGCCCAAGCGGTTGACAGAAGACCCGAGCTGGTGGGAGTGCAAGTTTTGCGCTTTTCGTGAGAGCTGTCACTACGCTGCCTTACCACAGAAAAACTGCCGCGCGTGTGCCTTTGCTGAGCCGGCTCCGAACGGGGAGTGGAGGTGCCGTAAATTTGATGGAATAATACCGAAAAACTTCATACCGAAAGGGTGTGATGAGTGGATACCTATCGGATGAGTTATAAAACGTTAGATTTATTTACGGGAGCCGGCGGCATTCATCTAGCCTTAAAAGCTACCGGTCTTTACGATACGGTGGGTTTTTCAGAGATTGATCCCCACGCCTCTGCCACGCTGTCACGGCAGTTTGCCGAGATACCAAACTACGGGGATATCAAAGCTATGGGTATTGAGCATGTGGCTGCCATCGATGTTATTGCTGGCGGGTTTCCTTGTCAGGATATCAGCGTCGGGGGTAGGGGTGAGGGTCTGAGCGGCGAGCGTTCGGGGCTCTGGTATGAAATGCTGCGACTAATTGAGCTCGGAAAACCAAGAGGAGTATTGATAGAAAATGTCGACCAGCTTAGAACAAGAGGGCTCGGAAGAGTTCTGCGGGGACTTGCCGATATCGGGTATGATGCGGAATGGTACACTATTCCAGCTTCCTCCATTGGTGCTCCCCATCGCCGGAAACGCCTCTACATTATTGCCTACCGTTTCCAGTCGAGAAGGACAGGACTGGGCGCGCCCTTCTGTCTTTCACGGGATGACAGATCGTGGCAATGGACCGGGGTCGCGGATTTGCATGAAATCTATCAAAACCCTTTCTTACCCGGACCCCCGTTGGCCTCAACCCCTGCTTCGCCGAATGGATGATGGGCTGGCCGGTCGGTCACACCGCCTTGCCCAAATAGGCAACGGGGTGGTGTCGCCCATGGTGACACAGATGGGGGAGCTGCTGCATCGAAGAATTTGCGAAGGTGAAGAATGAAACAACCACGCGATTACCAAGAGGCGGCCAACATCGCGCTGTGGAACTATCTGCATGAACAGCCGGGGAAGAATCCACTGGTCGTGGAGGCGACTGGGTTGGGCAAGAGCCTGAGCATCGCCATGATCGTCCGGATGCTTCTTTATTATTACCCGACCACCCGCGTTCTTCAGACTTGCTACGTGAAAGAACTTGTCGCGGGGAATCATACTGAACTGATGCAGTTTTGGCCTTCAGCCCCGGCTGGTATTTACAGCGCAGGCTTGGGCGTCCGTGACTTGCGCAAACAGGTGACCTTTGCCAGCATCATGTCGGTGGCCAAGAGGGCTCACGCTTTTCAGCATATAGACTTCTTGATTGTGGATGAGGCACACACCATCAGTGATAAGGACACCGCCACATACTCGAAGTTTATAGCTGAATTACGTAAAGTAAATCCCGGACTCGTCGTAATAGGCTTTACGGCGACTCCCTTTCGTATGACGTCGGGAATGCTAACTGATGGCGATATGTTTGACGAAGTAGTTTACGATATAGGTAGCGGAGAGTCTTTTGTCTGGGCGGTAGAGCAGGGGTACTTGATCCGCCCGGTGCCAAAGAACCCCGGTTTCGAATTAAATAGTGAGGCTGTCGGGCTGCAGGCTGGGGACTTCAAAAACAAAGAGGCCTCCGACGCCATGCGCGACCAAGACATTCTTGAGCGCGCTGTAGACATGACAATCGCAATGGGTTTGGAGCAGGGGCGTCAGAACTGGTTGACCTTCTGTCAGTCAATCGACGACGCCGAATTGGTCGCCGATATGTACACCTACAAAGGTCACCCCCATGAAGCGGTCCACAGTAAGCGCGACGATCGTGAAGATGTTCTAGACCGCTGGATGCGCGGGGAGTTAGTTGGAGTAACTAACAAAGATATCTTAACCACCGGGATCAATAACCCGAAGATTGACCTTATCACAATGCTACGCCTGACACGGTCGCCCGGATTGTGGGTTCAGATGATCGGCCGCGGAACGCGCCCTTTGTGGGTAAGCCATATCGGGAACAACGGTGGCCAGCCTCTTTACGACATTCGAACTTGGGAAGGGCGTATGGCCAGTATCTTAGCCAGCTCAAAGCAAACTTGTCTTGTCCTCGACTTTGTTGGGAATACACGCCGCCTCGGTCCGATCAACTACCCAAACCTCCCCAAGCGCCGAGGGGCCGGTTCTGGAGGTGATATGACGCGCGAGTGCCCAGCATGCGCCACCTATTGCCACATCAGTTTGGTGGCCTGCCCGGAATGCGGTTACGAATTTCCGCCGCCCGAACGTATCACCCCTGACGCTAGCGAGGCAGACATTGTCAGCACAAAGGTGATCGACTTGACGGTTCAACCGCCGCCAAAGGAATTTGTGGTTTTCGGAGTTCACCGAATGGTCTGCGCCCACCATTCTGGCCGGAACGGCAAGCCAGACACAATGCGTGTGGATTACTTCTGCGGCCTCCGTAGGTTTAGTACTTGGGTCTGCCTCGCCCATGCCGATGGGTCTTTTCCGCGGCGTAAGGCAGAAGATTGGTGGAAAGCCCACGGTGGCCAGCAGGCTCCCTCAGACATCGCCTTGGCCACCGAGACTGCGGGCGATCTGAACAAGCCTAAGTTTATTAAGGTGTGGGTAAATACCAAGTACCCGGAAATTGTGGGCTACGACTTTGCGGGAACCCGATTTGAGCTACCGCCGGAGCTGGGCGGACCTCCCTTACAAGAACCGGGGCCGGACCCACTGGCGGAAGAAATGGAGCGGGCGCAAGCAGCAGCAGCCAAGGCCAGCGAGCATGTTGCCGCAGCAATGACCGGAGCCGGATACTTTGAGGACGACATACCGTTCTAGCCCCAAACACGGGGCAAGGGGCTGCTTGGACGGGGCCGACCCTACCCCTCTTTAGCCCTTATAAATAAGGCCCATTAAACCGCCGGGTTTTTAAGTGCATTATTTTGTAAAAAGGTGTTGACCTGTTGTTTGGTATCCCGTATAAAGGGTACAGAAGATAGCAAACAAACAAACAAGGATCAGAACAATGACACGCGCAACACTTACAAATGTAAACGAAGCCCTCGCAACCCTTCAACTGAAAATTGAACTCGTTAAAGGAGAAGGCTACTTTTACTTCGCCGCTTTCCAATCGGCCCCGGAAGACACCGTAATTCCAGCCAGCGTCTATGTGACGAGCCTTCGTGACTTGACCTTGGAGGAGTGGGTCGATGCCGCGACGACAAAGGCTCCGGTCAAGCGCAAAAGCAACTACATCCGCGGAAATTCCACGGTTATGACTCCCTGCGCCCGCGTCCATTTCATCGCCGATCGTATGGCGGCCGAAGATCCCGCGGTCGCCCGCAAGGCCATCATGGCCGCCTGCATGGCCGCTGGGGTTACCTACGGCACTACTCGCACCCAGTACCAAAAATGGAAAAATAGCTAAAATAGAGGTTGACCAATTTTTTATCCCGCTTTATGGTGGGGTGAGAATACCCAAACCAATAAATTCCAAACCAAGGAGACTACCATGACTACCGAAGAAACAAACCCCGCAGTCGAAACACCTAAAGTTGAGCGGGTAAAACAGAACGGTGTTACCCGTCCGGCAGAAGGCACCACGACTGGCAACGTTTGGGCCGGTGCCGATCAAATGTCTCAACACCTCGGCCGCCCCGTTCTTGCCGCAGAGCTGGTCGAACACCTCGGCGAAGGCTACAACAAATCGACCATCGCGACGCAGTACAACTTGTGGTGCAACTTCAACGGCGTGACAGCCGAGCAGCGCAAGGCCGTCCGCGACGAGGGCAAAGCTGAAGAGCAAGCCGCGAAGGACGCCGAAAAGGCAGCCGCGAAAGAGGCGAAAGCCGCTGAAAAAGCAGCTGCGAAGCAAGAGAAAGCCGACGCGAAGGCCGCTGCCAAGGCGACGAAAGATGCCGAAAAAGCTGAAGCCAAAGCTGCGAAAGATGCCGCTGCCGCGCCCACCGAATAAGCCGGCAAGGCTTACGCGCTAAATACCCGGTCGACTCTAACACGGTTGGTCGGGTTCTTTTTCCCCGCTGAGGTCACCAGCATGCAAAAACCCATCTCAAAAAGCACCCGGTTTTGTATCTGAAGGTCTCCGCGACTTTTAAGAGGTTGCAAATTGACTTACCAATCAAGTAAGTGCTACGGGCATGATTTAGGACTGTCCGCGTGCTTTCGTCAATGGCGGGCCGACAGCCACTGTCGCCTTCTGCACGGCTACGCCCTGAGTATTCATTTGGAATTCGAGGCCGATGACCTTGACGCCCGCAACTGGGTAGTTGATTTCGGCAGCCTCAAGAGCTTCAAAGGCCAGCTCGAAGACACTTTTGACCACAAACTGTTAGTAGCCGAGGACGATCCCGAACGAGACTCCCTCCAGCACCTAGACGCAATGGGGTTGGCCTCCGTGGTTGTGGTCCCAGCAGTCGGGTGCGAGGCGTTCGCCAAGTTGATCTACGAGGGGGCCGCCATATGGCTGGGTGACAGCGGGTATGCGCCCCGCGTCCGTATGCACAGTGTCACCGTCAGAGAGCACGGCGCAAACAGCGCCACATACAAGGAGAACCGGACGTGAATAAAGATAATGTATCGGGCCTTACACGAGCACTCCTTTATGAGATTGAAGGAGGAAAGTACTTGCGAGAAGGTTTGAGCGAGACGCCTGACCGCGTGGCGAAAGCTTGGGCGTCTTGGACTAGTGGGTACAATATGAGAGCCGCTGACATCCTGAAGGTATTTAAAGATGGTGCAGAAGGGTACGACGAAATGGTTGTCGTAAAAGATGTGCCTGTTTACAGTAAATGTGAACACCACCTTGCTGATATATTTGGTACGGCAACGGTGGCCTATATCCCAAACGGACGTATTGTTGGGCTCAGTAAAATATCGCGGCTGGTGAACATGCATTCGCGGCGACTACAGGTTCAAGAGCGACTGACAAACGACATCGCCGAAGACCTCTGGACCAATCTTAGTCCGCTAGGCGTCGGTATCGTTGTCAAGGCGCGCCACATGTGCATGGAGAGCCGCGGCATTTGCCAGCAGGGGCACCATACGATTACCAGCTCTTTACGCGGGGTTTTTAAGGAGCAATCCGACGTCCGCGCGGAATTCATGGCCTTGGCCCTATAAGGAGTAGCACTATGCTAAACAAACAACCCATCGAAAAGGCTGTTCGTTCTTACGACGGGACTCTCGACCTCCACTCCATCTTCTACACAATTCAGGGCGAGGGTCCGTTCAGCGGTACTCCGGCTGTGTTTGTCCGTCTTGCTGGTTGTAACTTCCAGTGCCCGTGGTGCGATACCGAATATACGCAGGGCCGACGCACTCGCTCCGTTTCGTGGATCACAGATGAGGTGCTGTCTCACGCCACCGCTGGCCTCGTCGTGATATCTGGTGGAGAGCCGTTCCGGCAGCCAATCAAACAACTAATTATGGAGTTGGTGAATGCCGGTCATTACGTTCAAATCGAAACTAATGGGTCTCTCAAACCCGCCGAGTTGGACCACCCCATGACCTACCAAATGGACGTCCACGCGAGGCGTGGGGCTTACATTGTATGCAGCCCTAAGTCAGGTAAGGTCAACGATAAGTTGATGGCACGTGCCTGTTGCTACAAATATGTACTCGACGCCGAGCATGTGGGGGAAGACGACGGTCTGCCGACTACAGCCCTTGGGCACACTGCTAGCCCGCGTCTGGCACGTCCCCCGGCGTGGTGGGATCGTCCGGTGTATCTACAGCCTGCCGACCACCAAGAACCTACGGCAAACGACCGCAACATGAAGGCTGTCATCGCCTCGGCTATGAAGCACGGGTATATCGTACAGCTGCAAATCCACAAACTGATGGGATTAGAATAATGGAAAAACAAGCAAAAGCGCTGGTTGTCCTTTCCGGCGGTCAGGACTCTACAACGTGCCTGTATTGGGCAATCCACAAAGGCTTTGAGGTCCACGCGATAACCTTCGACTATGGGCAGCGACATCGCGTCGAAATTCAAGCCGCGTGTAAGATCGCCCAGATGGCAGGGGTAGGTGATCGTCACGAGGTTGTTCAACTTGGTGACGCCATTCTTTCCAGCACAAGCCCGCTTGTCTCGGACAACGCCTTGGAGCAGTACCCCGATCACCAAAGCTTACCCGGAGGCCTTGAAAAGACCTTTGTTCCGATGCGCAACCAGCTCTTTTTGACGGTCGCAGCAAATCGTGCTTACGCGCTTGGGTGCCGTAACTTAGTCACTGGTGTCTGCCAAGAGGATAGTGGTGGTTACCCAGACTGCCGCTCTGACTTTATCGAGATGCTTGAAAAGACTTGCAACTACGGAACTTTTACCGGAGAGGACGGGGCTCTCGCTTCGTTAAAGATCCATACTCCTTTAATGTTTATGACGAAGGCTGACAGTGTCCACCTCGCAAAGATACTTCTGGGGTGCATGGAAGCCCTAGCCTACAGCCACACCAGCTACGACGGAGCCTACCCACCTATAGGGCGAGATCACGCGACACTCCTGCGGGCTAAAGGATTCGAAGAAGCTGGGCTGCCCGATCCTTTGGTCTTGCGGGCAGTCTCTGAAGGGGTTATGATAAAGCCGGACACCCCTAATTATCAGGACGCGTAATGAAACTCTACATTGCTGGTCTCTTTACTTCTCATTTCGGATTAAATGGCAACCTCTATCGTAAATGTAATGCTAACGTCCAAGCATTACGAAAGGAGGTTGCCTACCAACTCGAATCTTACCATTATATCCACAAAAGTAATTATGTAAAGAACATCCGGCAAGACGGGGTAAAGGTCTTTCTTGATTCTGGGGCTTTCTCATCGTTTAGTCTAGGTGTAGATGTTAATATCGAGGCCTATGCGGAGTTCATAAAAAGTCATCAGGACATTATTGAAATGGCCTCCGTCCTCGATGCTATTGGTGATCCTGAGGGGACCTACCATAACCAGAATACGCTTGAGAAGTTAGGAGCTGAAGTCCTTCCTTGCTTCCACTACGGAGAACCTTGGGATCTATGTGAATACTATGTGCGTAATTATAAGTATATAACGATCGGAGGGATGGTCCCTATTTCCACTCCACGGTTGGAGCCTTGGCTTGACGAATTATGGGATCGCGTCTTGACAGATAAAGATGGATACAGTCGAATTAAAGTTCACGGTTTTGGACTGACTGCCAGAAAGCTGATGTCTAAATATCCTTGGTATAGTGTGGATTCCTCGTCGTGGGTCCAAGCAGCGGCAAATGGCTCCATTGTTTTACCAGAGTATGATCGCTCTATTTCTATATCTTCTCGGTCCCCAAGTAGAAAAACTTTCGGACAACACTTTAATACAATGCCACCGACCGCTCAGGCTGTAGTTGTGGAGCGCCTCGCATACTATGGATTAACGCTGGAAGATGTGCAAGAAGAATACAAACCAAGGTGGGCTCTAAACGCCTTTACCTTCGACAGGTTAGGCCGTATACTCGGAGAAGATCACTGGCGTAAACCATTTAAGTCAAAGCAACCACTACTATTCTAGGAGCAACCAAATGATCGACGCACTGAGGTTTGTGCAAGGAGCAATGAAATCAACAGTGCTGGCCCCGGAGCTTGAATACTACCAAATCAAAGATGGTAGGGTTGTAGGCTATAATGGTCATATGGCTTTGTCCTCCCCTATTGACTTGGGTATTGAGGCTAAGCCGAAAGCCAAGTTATTCCACAAGGCTCTGCAGGCGTGTGGGGAAACGGTTAGTATAGGACTGACTGACGCTGGGCGACTTCATATCCGCTCGGGTGGATTCTCTGCTTTCGTTCCTTGCCTAGAGAAAGAGGTCTATGAAGCTACACCAGACGGTACCAGCTACCCAGCCCCGCCCGGAATGCTTGAGGCTCTTAAACGCCTCTACAAAGTAATCTCGCTAGATGCAAGTAGACCATGGGCTATGGGTTTATCAATCGGCGGCGGCAGCTATACCGCGACTAATAATATAGCCATACTCCAAATCTGGGACGGGAATAACCTTCCAGTCTTTAACTGTCCAAGGTTTGCTGTAGCGGAGTTAATAAGAGTTGGCGAGAACCCTAACTCTATTCGAATCACGGAAAACAAAGTGACTTTTGAATGGGAAGATGGGCGATGGATGCAAACGCAACTTCTATCGGATCAATGGCCGGTCGAAATGATAGGTAAACTACTGGACTCCGGAAAGGCCGGGGAGAAAATTCCAGAAAGGTTCTTTGAGGCGCTAGAAAAAATCAGACCCTTTATCGCTGACAGTATAAATACCATTTGTTTCGGCAAAGACCTCTTGGTAGCCGGCCCGCACCTCGAGGAGGTGTTCGCCTCCCACGACGTCGCAGGGCTTCCGGCTGGACCAAAGTTTAGCGAAAAGGTAATGAGCGTTCTTGAAAATGAAATTGAGACTATTGACTTCGCTGCTTACCCGGGAGCCTGCGGGTTCCGCGGGTTGTCGAGCCGAGGCGTCATTCTGGGGCAAAACTAATGGGGCAATTCGACCACACCCAAGTCGGTTTGTTCTGGGAAGACCTTCCTGCTGTAAAAGGAAAGCGCGCGCCATTCCAACGCGGAGCCATGCCCGAGATTCCTAAAACAGGGTGGTTGCCTCCGACGGAGCTTCCAAACTTATCGGGGGCCAAGATTATTGGCCTCGATACTGAAACATGGGATCCAGAGCTTAATGATGCCGGGCCGGGGTGGGGTCGCGGATCTGGGCATATAATTGGAGTGAGTTTGAGTGTAGAGGATGGCTCGAGCTGGTACTTCCCTCTGCGCCATGGAATTGAAAACGGACGACAAGTTCTTCCCGAGCACGAAGCCGCCATGAACATGGACCCTGATCATGTAGTGGCTTACCTCCGCCACACTCTTAAAGATTCTCGTCCGAAAGCGGGAGCCAATCTAATATACGATATTGGCTGGCTTTCTGAAGAGAACGTTAAAGTGGGTGGGCGCCTCTACGACACCCAATTTGCGGAGGCGCTACTTGACAGCGAAACCCCTAGCGTAGCCCTTGATTCTCTGGGAGAGCGTTACCTCGGGCGCGGTAAAGAAACGAGTATCCTCTACGACTGGCTAGCACATTGGTGCGGGGGAGTCTCAAACGAACGGCAGCGTAAAAACTTATACCTCAGCCCGCCCAGCTTGGCCGGACCATACGCTGAAGCCGATGCTAGTCTGCCAATTAAAATTCTGGGAAAACAATGGCCGCTTATGCAGTCGCGGGGGGTTCTTGACCTCTTTGATATTGAGTGTCGACTAATACCCCTGTTGGTTGCTATGCGACGAAAGGGGGCGCCAGTTGATGTTAATAAAGCGGAAGAAATTTACGACAGCCTCGGAGCGGAGCTTGAGCAGTCGGAGGCTGCCTTAACGGCGATTTCCGGACAGCCAGTAAACCCGAATGCTAGCGATAGTATTAAGTCTGCTTTTACTAAGCTTGGGATTCCGCACCCGACTAAGAAACGGAAGAAAGATGGCGCTACAGTCGTGAGCTTTGACGCCACGCGACTTGAGAAGGTCGACCACCCACTGACAAGAATGATTCTTGAGTATCGCAGAACTGCAAAGGTTAGAAATACTTTTGTTAAAGGGTACATCATAGATAAGCAAGTCAACGGGCGACTACATTGTACTTTTCATCCGTTGAAAGGGGATACCAATGGCGCGCGCTCCGGACGCTTTGCGTCATCGGACCCTAACCTACAAAACATCCCAGTCCGTTCTGAAATCGGTAAGCGCGTTCGGACCATCTTTAAATCGCACCACGGCCACCGCTGGCTTAAAGCGGATTACAGTCAGATTGAGTATAGGCTTCTGGCTCACCACGCCATCGGTACGGGGGCCGATGAACTACGCGCCACCTACAATACCGATCCAGACACCGACTATCACGAGTTTGTTATCGACTTGATTAAACGCCTCACGAGTTTAGAGTTAGACCGGCGACCCGCTAAGGCTATTAACTTCGGTTTAATCTACGGCAAAGGGAAACCGGCCTTAATAACTGACCTCGGCCTAACTACCGCTAAAGGGAACGCGCTATTTGACGCTTATCACACAGCGCTGCCCTATGTACATTCAACCATGGCAGCTTGTGCGGAGGAGGTCCATCGAACGGGGCATGTTACAACGCTGCTTGGGCGCAAGTCTGACTTTAAGATGTGGGGGCCAAAGAAGTACCAAGAAGGTCGCCCGTTCGCCAGCTACGAATATGCATGCAGCAAGTGGGGTCCATACAACATAGAGCGGAGCTTTACCCATAAAGCGGTCAACCGCAAGCTACAAGGGGGTGCTGCAGACGTCATGAAGAAAGCAATGGTTGATGCCTACGAGGCTGGGCTTTTCGAAGAAGACACTTGCGGAATACCGCTGCTGACCGTTCACGACGAATTAGATTTCGAGGACGAGAATGATCCAAATGGCCCGTGGTGGGATGAGTTTCGCCGTATTATGGAAAACTGTATACCGTCGTTGCGCGTTCCGATCCGCATTGACATTACTAGCGGAGCCTCGTGGGGTACAGCAGAATAGTTCTTGACTGTTGGTGGAGCTTGAATTAAACAAAACAAGTCGCGTGATGCGACGTTAGTAAAGGAATAATACTATGCCAAACTTCTTGATTCACATCTTATGCCTCACCATGTTCTGCGGTTTGTTATACCTTGCGATCATTGGAGCGGTGGACAACGGTCCATACTGCCCCGGCGCAGACCCGGCGTGGCTGGGTAATTGCGTAAACGCTCCCCTAACCCAATAAAACGGGCGCTGGGGGCATAAAGGCTCTCCCGTCTACCCTAAGCCTCCAAGGAACCCAAAATGACGCCCAGCCCCTGCCCTTTTTGTGGCCATGAGCTTGTTCCAACGCATAGCCGAGACGGGCAGGAGGTCGTTGGGTATCACCATCGGTATGACCATGACAACCCTCCTTGCCTTATGGGCGGCCGCCATATCGGCGCTAACTTAATGACTCAGTGGGAAGGCCGCCAGCATTCGGAACTTCGTATGGAGGTAGTTGACGACCACCCTGTATTCAGCTTTCATCGGGGCAGACCAGTGGAGGTCGAAATGGTCAACGCTACCCTCGCATATTACCGCAACCAAAAGGGATAAAAAAAAAAGCCCGTTAGATTTTCGCTTGCGTCGCCGAACAAAATAGGGTAATATTTATTAACGTAGGCTAAACTGAACACTAAAAAGGAGAGCGACCATGACAACCCCCAAGACAATCATTGACATTGCCGCCACCGAGGCCGACGCCCTGCGCGCATTGCTCAAAACGGTTGAACACCAACTGAGCGGCGAAACTACCCCAGTAAAATTGAGGTTTGGGGATTTGCGGGCGGCCATCCGCGTCGCCCTAGAGGAGACCAATCCATGATCAGTTTTGATGAAATTGAGCGGGACGCAAAGGCGGGAACGCCGGGGGATTGGGAGAGAACACCGAACGGCATGGGCAAGGGTCTTTCAGAGTTTTCCATTCAAGGCCACGGTCGAAGGGGCATTTGCTCAACTGGCGGGTATGAAGATGGCAAGGATGGTACATTTGAAGAAAACAAAGCCAACGCCCGCCGCATCGCTAGATTGCCTGACCTTGAGCGCATCGCGCTGGCGGCGAATGAATTGGCGGATAGCGTAGATAGTTTGCTCGAATATATGCGCGGTCATGATGATGGATGTGGAAAAACATCAGCGGCGCTCACCGCCTTCCGCGAGGCCACACAATGATGCGCCGCCAAGCAACGGAGGAATTCAAGATGAAATGTCGAAATGACCACAAGCGCGAAAAGCTGGGCCACTACGCTGACCTGCGCAACGGGGGACTAATACCTGACGACAACAAATCGCCCGCATGGATGCATATCTACATTGTCGGCGCCGTCCTCGCGGTGGCCGCGATAATTCTGGCACTGATTTTCTAACACACACAAAGGAAAGAAACAAATCATGGCTACCACAGTTCAAACCAACGCGCTTGTCGCTCTGTACGCAGGGTACTTCAATCGCGCACCCGATCCGACAGGTTTACAGTTCTGGATTAACCAGATTGAAAATGGCCGCGCCTTCAACACAATTGCTGCCGATTTCGCGGCATCTTCCGAAGCAACAGGGCTGT